GAAAAACGTCTTCAGCGCTTTGTACACTTCCCCCTTCTCCCGGATCACGCAATGCATGAACTTGGGGTCCTTGACGTGGCGGTAAGCCGACATCAGGGTGGAGTGGCGGTTGTACTGATTGACTTCTTTATGATATATACTCTCAAATCATCTACATGGGAGGGAACAGTTTTTCGTATGTAGCATCAGAATCAATTTTTATCGCCGCCTGTTTTCCAAGATCAGTCACCAAACCATCGAGAAGTTTTTGCGCTTCTGCCCGCAGTTTGGTCTCGTGGATCCGAAACAGGTGCGTCTCCCCGCGCTGCTTCCACATGACGAAGTGTTCTCCACGGTCCTGAGCGACTCCTAGGATCGAGATGCCGGATCGCCCGAGTTGCAGGTATAATTCCTTTGCTCGGGCATCGGCCAGGCCGGAGATTTTCGTCATGATGCTGGAGTATCCGGTGGGGAACTTTACCGGAGCACCCACGATTTCCTCTTGATCATGCTGTAGGTAGGTGACCAGCTGACGCCAGGTAAGCCAGGAGAGGATTTGGTCGTTCATTCAAACACCGCCATTTGTTTGTAATATACCCAATACGAATAAATAAAAAAAGCCCCTGCCGAGAGGGCAAAGGGCATCAAAAGTGGTTAATGAAAAACAGTTCCGTTTGTTTCAACTGGCCCGAATGCGATTTGTCCATCACCTTCAGGCGGGCCAAACAGAGACTTGTCCCAGCCTGGACCGTTGCTCATTCTTTGCTCCACCTTCCAACCTGGACCGCCATCAACCAAGACAATTTTTCCACGTTCCCCGCCATCTGCATTGAATTGATCGAGCAAATAAATCACCGCCTTTTTCCCTTGATCTTACTAAAATTCACATAAATGGTAAAGCCCCAAATCTACAAGAGGACTTCACTCATACGGCCGAAACTTCTTCCGGAGCTCCTCGGCTTCTTTTTTCCGAGCTTCGACGTCCGACAGAAAGAACAGCTTAGTGGCCTTCTCCTCGATGATCGGTTTCAGCTTCCCACGCTGCACCAAAGAGTTGAGGGCGGCACGACTGACCTGCAAAATCTCCTGTGCCTGAGACGAAGTCACCACTTGCTCACGAATAAAACGGGCCAGTTCATCTTTGTCGCTGAATACGAAACTCACCGCCCAGCCCTCCTTACAAGCAGGTACTTTACCCCCATCAGTACGAGGGCAGCGACTATGGCTACGTCGGCAACCGTTTGAAGGCCACTTCCGTAAGGCCACTGTCGTGTGAAGATATGAAGCGTAGCAACTATCAAGACCAAGATGTTCGAGTTTATCTTTTGAAGCCAATTCATAATCCATCCAGGAAGTGCATTCAATTTATTTTTGTATTATATTTTATTTCAGAGGGAGTGGGTTCCCACTCCCCCGGCGGCTCATTTTCGCTTTCCGTGCTTGCGAGGCTTGGGGCGATTTTGAGCCTTTTTCTTGTTCTCCATCTTTTCGATGATGTCCATCACCGTTTTGATGATCGACAGCACCGAGGCGATGATACCGAGTATCAGGAGAACAATCTGGAGTTTTGCTTGTTCCAGCACTTCCTATGATCACCTCCTTGACTATATAATACCAAACCTATTTCAGATTGTAAATAGGTTTATCAAAAATTTTCCCCGCCCATCAGGACGGGGGTTTTACTTTCTCTGGCTTCACATAGCTGTAAGCTCCGCTGGCAATCAAACCAATCACAGCCGTCTGCAACACTCCCTGACGGGCACCTTCCGGCAGAAAGACAAACACAGAAGCGAAAGCCAAAGCAGCGACAGGGGCGTATCGGGGCGGCAGACCAAGAGCCTTCGTCACGCCAACCAGCGCTGCCACGATAGTTCCCAGAGTAGCAATGTCATATGTGAGTTGTTCCATGTTAGCACGCTCCTTTCAGTTTGACCGTCCTCGTATCGCCGTCCCACTCGACCGACAGACCGAGCGCGGCGGCCAGCTCCCTGGCAGGCGCGTAAGCCGAACCGGAAACGAGCAGCTCGGTCAGGTCGCGACCGTTTACACTCACCTGCCTGGAGGCCGCGTCCCACTCCACCTTACCTCCGGCAGCCGTGGCTACCACTCGCACCGGCAGCATGGACACCCCTTCCTGGAGGAAGCCGGGCGCAGGCAGCCGCATATCGTTCAGTTCGATCCCGACGGAGACTGGTTGTGGCGCCGACTTTTCCACAGGGTTAGCCACAGTATTCAGAAAAATTGCATACCCTGATCGGAACCAGTCCATCGAGAAAGCCGGGCAGTTCTTCCAGGAGTATCCAGGGTATTCCAGGTGACCGAATACCTGGCGGCAGTTCGGCAGCACACCCTGCAGGTACTTGAGCAGCCTGTGTGCCACGTCCACCTGCGCGGGCGTAGGCTTCTGTACCCGGAAGTCGCCTACCAGGCAGATGCCGAGCGCGTGACGGTTGCTGTTGCCGACGTGGTATGAGATCGCCTCCAGATCGAGACACCAGTAGATCGTCCCGTCCTTCTGGATGACGAACGTATAAGCAATACCAGGCCACCCGTTCTTGGTGATGTGATAGTTGGCGAACGCCTCTGGAGAGCCTGTCAGTGTCAGCGAGTGGTGTATGGCCACGGAACGGATGTCCTCCCGGCGTCGCCGAGCGTACCGCAGCCGCGGATGCCGTGGCAAAGAGGCGCGAACGTCTACGACGCGCACGCCTGGAATAACGATCTGCATAACCTATCTCCCCTCTCTTTCGGATTGTCGGTTTTTGAGTCTATCCAGCGTGCTGATCAGGAAAGGTGGCACCGGCAGCCCCAGCTTCCCGCAGTTCTCCAAGATGGAGATGCCTTCCGTCCCAATAAGGAAAAGTAGGATGGCATCCCGGATAAACCCCTGTGTATTCCCGCTGATCACATCAAGCTGATGAGCCACGATCACGAAGGTGAACATGGCAACTTTCCTGCCGATACCAGCCAACGCCACGCGGCTACTCACCTGTTTTAGATAGAAGGCGGCGGCCAGCCCGGTCAGATAATCAAGTACAAGGAAAATAGCAAAGGCGGCCAGGAGATGGTCCAGACCGCCAAAAAGATAAGTAAGTGTTGCGATGGTTCCGCCAGTAGCAATTGTCATCCAACCGTCGTGCTTCATCTTCTTCCTCCCTAGCCCCTATGGGCAAAACTAATCCCCCCGATCGGTTCGGGGCTAGCTTATGATACGTATGGTTCTTCCGTGATCTGCTCATATTCGGCAGCACTGATCCAGCCCGCGGTGACAAACACCTTCACATCATCCTTGCTGTAAATTCCATCGTCGTAGTACATTTTGATCCAGTCAAACCACATTGTTCTTCCACTCCTTTACTGGGATCTTGCCAGTTCCAACATGAGCGATGCGTTCTGTCTTTTGAGAAGGTTTATCGTAGTGGCATGCTGTTGGATAACGGTATCCTTCTGGGCTAACTGGAGAAGCGTCGTCGCCAGTTGCTGCTTGATGCTCGCTTCTTTGGCCTGTTCTGCCGCCTTCTGCTGATTGATCTCACTGATTTTTCTTTTGCTCCTCATCGAGTACATCAGTCAAATGCCCCCCCTTCTCCTTTCGCGAATGATCTCTCCGTTGCCGTCCCTTTGATGATGGTAAACCTGATGTTGATGCCCCACTGCTCCGCGGTCTTGGTCTGGTTGGTGAAGATATATCCTCTGCCGCTGCGTACCGATCCCGTGATGTCCTCCCAGGTGGGATTTTCATCGTAGGCGTTGTTGCACGCTTCAACCAACAGCTCGGCTCCTTCGGGTATCGTTCCGTTAAATGTCACGAGGATCCGGCTTGCTCTGGCGTCTGTTGTAAAGTCTGCCATGATATCCGGGTCCTCATAGTCCAGTTGGAAGATGGCATGTGTCTCCCGGCGAGTGAAGGTGAAAACCCGTTCCGAGGAAGAACCTTTGCTATCCGTGGCCCGAACCTTCATTTCGACCGGCACATCCAACGGGATCCGCAGCCAATCATCTTCGGAGATCGTCAAAGTGTAGGATTGGCCGGCCGTGCCATCAAACGTATTGACCGTCTTGCCGTTTACGATCTCGGCGATGGTGAACCCGTCACCTTCGGGATCTGTTACGGAGTAGCTCACGCTTGGCGGTTCGGTGAGGTCACCCAGGTTGGTGTTGCTGCCACTGATCTGCGGTGCCTGGTTATGGATGACTGTAAATGTGCGGGTCACCTCAGCCGACTTTCCGCCCTTGTCATCCTCTGCCCAGATGGTCAAGGTATAGGGCGTGCCTTCCGCCAGGTCGGCCCCGGTAACATCCGTTGAACCGAACCACAGACGCTTGTTCCGGAAGGTTAGCGCTCGGGCAAATAAAATAGGCGTTCCATCGTTGGAGACGCCTGATCCTGCATTATTTGTCGGGCCGTTGTTGACGCGGTACTTGATTGTCACGATGTCGTCCTGGTCATTATCAACCGCGCTACCGTCAAAGGAGTAATTTTGTCCGTCCGTCAGAGTCACGCCGGTTGGCGCGTTTACGGTGATGGCCGGCGCGTCATTGGTTGAGTACGAACCGTGGTATTTGACAGCATTGCTCGCTTGGAAGAAGGTCGGCGGAATGTCAAAATCTTGGGCGAACGTCGGGTCATAGAAGGTTGCTGGCATCGTGCCCTGCGCCACCGTGACCGGGCCTGTCCACGTTGCAAACTCGTCCGTGGATTCGATGCGCTTGATATAGCCGCCGTCCTGGTAGGTGATGAACAGCTTGCCGTCAGGATCGGATGTGATTACGGCATTTGTACCGGGAACCAGCTTCTTCGGCGTTGCCAGCCAATCCTCCCCGGTTGTCGCGTTGGAATAGCGGATGTAGTTGGTGGACGTGTGGGTAGCGTCCGTTCCGTGCCATACAACGTGTTGCTTGCCGTTTGGCGTGCGGATTGCGTGCGGTGCAGATTGCAGATAATTGATGCCAAAGACGAGAAGACTGCCATTCCAACTTGTGCCGTTCCACTTTCTGCTGTAAATTCGGTAAGTGGGCGTTGTTGTTTCGGCAAATTCCCATATAAGCACAGGGTTGTTGCCGTAGAATGTTATAACAGGATTCGCTGAATTTTGCGTCCCATTATTATGTGTCGTGTGCTGAACCGCCGCCCCTGGCGTTCCCAATGTCCCGTCCGGATTGATCGGGATTGACCCGGACCGGATGTTGAAGCTGTTCGGGTTTGTGGTCGTCTGTGCGCTAATAACCCACCAAAGTTTGGTTCCATCCGGGGAAATGCCCGCAGTCTTATTGTTGTTTACTGATGGATGAGATTCCAGGATTAGCTTGGTTAGGTGTAGGTCAATATTCGATACTGTCGCGGCATTAAACGCAACAACATGAACGTCATTTGATGTATTCCCACTGAAAAGGTAAACCATCGTCCCCTTGCTGTTGACGCTGAACCCGGAACGGCTGTTTGTGACGTAACACAATTGTTGCCATTCCTTGCCGTTGTCTTTTGACACATAAAAGTAAATTGTAGAATTTTGCACCGCCGCCCCAACCAACCACCCATTGCTCAACCGAACGGGCGGGGCCATCCGGGACACTAGGTAAGCGGACGAAACCACGTTGACCGGCGCAAGGATGCGTCCTGGTTCCTGCGCCACGCTGAACGTGCCGGATTGTGCGTAGCCGGACGCCGCGTCGCCGGAATCCACCGCACGCACGCGCACACGCGCCGCAGACGTGTCAACCATCGGCGGAACCGTGGCGATAATCGGACTTCCCGCCTTGCCTGTGGCAATGTTGATCCACTGGCTCACGCCGTCATAAATACCCGCCTCGTAGGTCACGGCTTGGCCTTCTGGATCGGTTGAACCCGTGAAGTTGATTGTGATGCTGTCGCCTACATTGTAGGTTGATTTATCAACGGTTACGCCGGATGGATCGGTGGGTGACGCGTTTAAAGACACGGTTTCCAAGTATTCAACCTGATAAGGCCCGCTACCTGTTGTGTAGAAAATACCGATCTTCTTTGGTTCGCCGTTTTGTATTGCGTTAATAGCAATCCGTGACGTGATACTCGGTATTACATTTCGGAATGTCCAGTTATTGGCCGATCGGGTGTACTTATGCTCCCCAATTCGCCATGGGCTAGTGCTATTCAAATAGGCGTATACGTAAATATTTCCGTCTTTGTCGTAGCTTACAGACCCCCGCGAATATTCATGATTAAGCACAGGCCCGGAAACGTCTGTGATTTTTAAGGGGGAAGAACTTGGCCCCGCAATAGGATCTAATTCGTAGTGACGCAGGGCGTAAGTAGAGTTGCTCCCGTTGTACAGTTTTCCAACAAGGTTAAGGCGTGTGCCATCGAAAAAGATACGCGCCCAATGGTGAAGGTCAGACCCTGGTACATACCAACCGCCAGAAATAGTGCTAGCTTGCCAAGCGTATGTCCCGTCACTTGAATTAAATGTCCCTTTTGCCCAAGCGACCCCCGGTGAACCGTAGCTATATCCAACGTACAAGTGCGGCGTCCCATTTTTCGGCGTCTTTCCATCTCCGTTATGGTAGAAGTCAATGCTAATCGGAACGTACCAGTCCCCGCCTATAACATCTACGTTATGGAAGCCGACTGAAACATGGTTTCCATCCGCCCCCACAACTACTTGATGCACGCGGACAAGAGTCTGTGACCCGCTGTATATTCGGTATGCAATAGCTACCCGTCTATCCGTCCCAACCGGAAACGCAACCAAGTCCAATGAGTAGACATAAGTATTTGAGCTTAGGATACTGAAAGGTGGTCGTAGCGTCCACGTTTCCCCTCCCGCGTCCAGCGTCCCGCGAACATATACAATTTCATTACCATTTCTGTATAAAGCGGCATGCAACTCCCCTTGGGCATCAATGAAAATAGACCCGTCTAGGCTGAATCCGGAAGAAAGTAGGAAGGTCGCGCTTTTTTTCCACGTCTGCCCTTTATCTTTAGAAAAGTGAAGCTCTGCCGCCCCAGATGATGACCCAACCAGTAACCACCATGTGCCGTTATGGTCTACGGCATGTTTTCTCGTAAATGGGAGTTGTAAAGCGGCACTCCCTGTTCCCGTTGTTATTACCGGCATGTTCCTCCCCCTTTCTAAACTTCAATGCGGCCCTGTGCTTCGTTGTAGTAGCCTCTGATTAGCTTGATCCCCTTTAAAGAAGTGAATTTGAACTCAAACAGATTGTGGGTGAAGCTGTCAGGCAGCGTGGCTTTGATGAGATTAAGCTCACTTCGCAATGCGTCCAGGTCTTGTTCATACTCCTGGCGGGTGATGTGAACGGTGGTATCCTGGACGTGATCTTGGAACTGGGCAACGGTGACGTTCGCCTGGGAAGCGATGACGGCGGTCACGTTTTGGGCTTCCCCGATCACCGTGATCAAAGTGAAAATCTGCTCCACCGGTTCACTGGTGAAGGCCGGCAGGTAGTCTGCCAGATCACCAGCGTTGGCCACGCAGTACAGGATTTCCCCCTCGTCCGGATCTTCCGCAAACAATCCAATCTCGCGGATATACATCCCCGTTGTCAGATTCTCATTGGACAGCATGGTTCTGGCATGTGTCTGTCCCTCCCCAATGATCTTCAACTCCAGGATGGGCAGCTCCATTGTTTCATGAACCAGCGCAGTAAGCCGTCGCAAACTGTCCCGGTCCGGAACATGCCCGTCTCCAATGGCGATCCGGGTAAAATTTAAGGGAGTGCCGGTCTGTGCCTTGGTCTGCAAGGCCAGGCCTTTTTCAGTCAGTACAGTTTGTCCGAACGACACTCATATCACCTCCGGATTGATCGTGACACATTTCATGCGAGTGACCTTCCCGCCGATAAACATGGCGGAATCGTTGTCGCGTATGATGTTGACGACTTGCAAACGTGTGCTTTTTCGTTTTGCGGAGTCTACCGCGCGCAGCATCTCTTTGAACCTTTCCTCGCTGGTTATACGATCCCGAGTGGTGATCTTGAAGTGGTACGGTTCTCCCCCATACTCAAACCACTCGACCACCTGGGCCACATCAAAGGCAATGGTGACTACTTCCTCCACCGCCGATGGGGTGCCCTTTCGCTCATGCCATTGGCGGCTGTTTTTCACCAGCGCTCGTTTCTTTTCCATCGGGAGTGCCGGGTCATAAAAGTCAACGTGATATTCCCAGGCAAGGAGATCTACAACCGGTTCGGGCAACTCGTCAATGCGCGGATGTAGAACCACCTCAACGATAGCCTTGGAGATGGCCTGGAGTTCAGGAGTGAGGGCTTCGGCCATCGCTACAAACTGAGGATCTTTCTTCAAGCTCTCCGGCAAGATCGCCAGAAGTGCTGCGGAATATATATCAGTCATTCTCTAGCCCCCCATAGGTGACGGTGACCTGAGCGTCAACGGCGAACTGGTAGTTCTCGATGGTCTGGAAAACGGGCGATACAACACTTACCCGCTTTGCTCCTGTATTTTTCACTCGCGCGATGAGCTCCGAAGGGTCGATATTTCGGCCGAGTTTGGACTTTTGCCAGATGCGGTACTCATCCACTGCCTGCTGCACCCGGGACTGGGTGCTTGCGGCTATGCTGCTGTCCGCATGGTGTATCCAGTAGGTGAGCTCAATGTTGTAGGAGATCGCTTCAGGTGCCAACACTTGCACATAATCGGTAAGTGGCCGGCGGGTTCGGTCATTACAAGCGGCATATACCAGGTCAAGGATCTCCTGCCCCGGGATCGCACCGTTTTGTAACAGAGGTCGGATCTCAATTTCGCCGGCTGCCGGGCTGCGCACGGAAACATCCACGATCAACGGACTGGCAGATTTTGCCCAATAGACATATGCCCCTTCTGGCCCCGCCGTCGAAAATCCCTCTGGGGCTTGGCGGATACGCTCTGCGTATGAATCATCATCCTCTTCATCGGCTCCGCCTTCGGTAGTTGTCAGATTCTCCACCTTCTGAACCCACCGCAGAGGATCCACCAGTTGATTGATCTGCCCCGGCAGATAGCCGTTCCCTATTGCTCCGGACACCGTACACTCTACCGGGATATCCACGCTCGTTTGCCCGCCAGATACGATGACGTCCGCTTTTGTTTCAAAGAAAACCCCGTCACCAGCAGTCACCCGGGTGCCGGCCGAGATGACTTGTTGACGGGGGGTAGAAAGTGTGAAACGCACGGTCGTTCTCGCTTTTTTCGGCTCCAGTCTCGGTGTCTTTACAAACTCTCCTTTGTGATCCAGCATATCCCCGATGGCGTATGCTAACAGGTTCTGTTTGGCGCTGGAGTCAACCAAGACGCGCTGTTGTGTCAAAATCGTTACGATTGTCTGCAAAAACTTACGGCGGGGGTCGGCCGGCGCAAGCGTTGTGCTGAGTTCTTTTTCGACGGCCGTGACAAGTTCGGTTTCTATCTGCTGTGGTGACTTCTCGGCAAACGTCACTTCAGGTAAATTAAATCGCGGTTTCATCGACTCTCACCCTCACGATGGGCTTCAATTGCCCTTCATTTTCGTCTCCAGCAAAACGAATCTGCACCACTTCTGCGCGTGACTCATACCTGCGCAGCGCCTCCATGACGCGGGCGGTCATCCGCGCTTGCGCCACCGGCAAGGGTGCATCCAGATCCGGACTCCAGGCAAAGTCCCGATCCAGAGGGCAAGAGAACGCTATGGTCGCCAGGATAAAGGCCACGTTTTGCAGAACCGCTTGAACCCCTTTTGCTCCAAAATCGTACTGGACCACTTCGCCTGTCACTTCATACTCGTTCACTTGCCCTTCCCTCCTTCAGCTGGATATTCTTTGAGTGTCAGATCAACGTCAGCTTGCAGCAGTATTCCGTTCCCAGAGTGCGTCTTGTGTCCCTCCTGGATGCTCTCCAGCAGCCACAGGTTTTGCGACACAGGCTGTCCTCCGACGATGAACGGAGCGAGTTGCCCGGTGTCTCGCATCTTGCGGAGACGCTCTAATTCGGCCTTTGGATTGACGCCCAGCTGGGCTGACAGTCGAACTGAGAAGGTGATTTCCTCTTGGCCAGGTCCAAGGAATTCTGGCTTTGGCTTGGCATACAACACATCGTGATTGGCCCAGCGCGCTTCCCCGGTGCGTTTCAAGTCGTGAAAGGTGCGGATGAGGTTTGAGGATACCTCAAAAACCACTTCTCCAAACGTTGCCACTACCCCATACGATCATCAGCTCCATTCTTCCGGTGGTTCCGGAGGCATCGGTTCGTTGGTGTTTACTCCTCCGGACAGCGTGATGCTGCCGTCGATCGTCAGCCCTTTGGGCAGAACCATCTTGAATTCTTCTGTTGCGATCACTTTGATCGGGGCGTTGATCTCCAGCCGAATCGGCTGTGTCAGGCGGGTTTTGACGGACCCTTTCAACACCAACTTGAGCAGATGTTCCTCGTGGTCGTACTCGATATAGGTCCCGTCCGGGAACTCCAGGCGGCGTTTGGCCGCGCTGGTCACCGGCGGCGGATCCTCATCCGAGTAAACGGACCCCAAAACCAGCCCGTCTATGTCGCCGTTCGGGGAGTATAGGCACCATACCTGTTCACCAGGAGTGGGCATCCAGTAGTCCCTGACTCCCAAAGTGCCGCGCTGTAAGACGGACAATTCGTAGGAAACTACCCCCCGATCCTCAAATGCCACCCGAGCTGTTCCAGCCTCAGGGTTGACCGAAGAAACGATGCCGCATCTTATCAGCCGCGATTCTCTCATCAATACCCCTCCAAACATCTGCGGAGATCCAGTTGCACTTCGTAACCGTTCGATTGGCTGTGTACCGCCCGCGTGATGATGTACTTCCCATCAATCTTGCCGAATCCGGCCAGATCGATGGTGATCCCGGCCGCAAAACGGGTGTCTCCGGGCATCGTCAGGGAAAAAGTGACTGCGTTGCGATTGGCTTCTCTGAGCTTTTTCTTGGCGAGCCGCTGGGCTTCCTTAACTGAGGAAACCTGCTGGTTTACATGCAAGGTTCGACCGGTTTTTGGAGCATTCGGGGGCGTGAAAGTGTAGTCGATTTTCTTCTTGCCTTTTGAACTGTGGTATACAACCCGGCACGCGCGGTACAATCCCTGGGTAGTCCTCTTTCCCTGGTAAGACTTCACATGCTCGGGCCGAATCGTGGCCACCGCTGGCTTTTTCTCATACTCTTCCTCGTCAAAGATCACCATGTCCGAACCGGTTATCTTTAGGCAGAGGCCGGCATCGTTGCAAAGACGCATCAAAAAAGCCAGGTCGGTTTCGCCTGACTGTTCCACTCGATCATACTCCGGGTCGTCGTCTACTTGGTAGATCAGCCTCAGCTTTGCCTTGCCGGCGATATCTTTGGCAATGACGGACAACTTCACTTTTTCCCATGCCCGATACTTTTCCTGCCCTCGCAAGGAAGAGCTTTCTGGCACGGAAATACCTTTGATCGTTGCTGCCGATGGCGGCCCGGATATATCCACTTCATCGATTTCAAACTTCCCGATCGGTAACGCATCTACTTTGCCGTCTTGTTCCCAGTGCTCTCGAACAATTTTTCCGGTCAGTTCTGCCCCGTGATCCGGCATCCATGGGCCTATCCAGCGTTTGTCCTCGTCTTTGACCTTGATCTGCAGATCATCTGCCTGGCCACTCAGATTGTCCGTATAGCTCCATGAGAGAAGATCCGGCTGCAGGTCAGCGGTGATGTCTTTGTTTTGGTAGGAGATCTGCAGTCGAGCTCGTCTTGCGTTCATCAGCTTTCCCCCCGTTTCCAGGGTGGAAGATTGTCCGGCTCCGGGATCGGAATATCCGGTATCGTCATCCGGACGTTGGCCGGGAATATGACCAAATGCTGATATTGCGGATTGGCTTCCAAGAGTTCGGTCATGTAGTATTCGCTTCCCAGCGTTCGCTTGGCGATGGTATCCCACATATCACCTTGTGCTGTTACATACACCCTGCTCAACTAAACGCCAACCTCCTTTGCTGGTGCATCCACTCATTAGCCTGTTTCTCAAAAGAGCGCTTGTCTTGTTGCAACACCTCGGATACTCCCGACGCGTCGTTTGCCTGAATCGTCGGGGAATAAACGAACTGAAAAGTCGCACCCGATGAAGAGTTTTTGAGGGAGAGATAATCGCGGTTCTCCCTAGCTGTAAGCACACCTTCCCCGCGGTGCAGTAAAGCCAGATATCCATCGTGGGGTACATACTCCCGACCGGTTGCATGGGACCCGTCGACTCCCATGTTCCGCATCGCTTTTCGCTCGTTCATCTTCCGAATCTGGACAGAGTAGTCCATCTTTATTTCCGGAATATGGGCAATGCTAGCCCCCGTCAGCTTATTCCACGCAGTGATAAGGGGGTTTAGAATAGCGATCGCTTTGTTTACTCCGGAAGCGAAGTGATTATTGATGCTTACCCAAAGATCCGCCGCATACTGTTGCACATCATCCCAATGACGGTACAGAGTGATACCTGCCGCGATTATCGCGCCAACGGGGCCGAGGATAGAAAGCGCCATTTCAGGATACTGCTTGAATCTCGCAAATAGATTATTGAGTCCTTTCCGCACGGTCTCGTTTGTTTGGTAGAGATATACCAGAGTGCCAATCAACGTAGAGACCGCGATCACTATCAGACCAATGGGGTTGGCTGCCATCGCCATATTGAGTGCAAGAGTGGCTGCACGGACACCGTTAATCACACCGTTCAGAGTAAGGAACGCCACCCTGGCCGACCCCAAAGCAATAGCTAGCTGGATGATAGTTTTAACCGCTTCCGGATTGGCTTTGGCCCACTCTGCAACCTTCACTGCAACCGATCCAATTTTGCTAAATGCATCGTTTAGCATGGGCAATAGAGAACTACCAAGCGATGCCCCTACTTCCGCCATTTTGTTTTTCAGGATCTGCAGCTGTGCTGAAGTGTTTTGCATTCTTGCCGCAAACTCCCGGGACATCGAGCCTTTTGCAGCTTCACCGCTAGCTAAAGCCAATTGTCTGCGGAACTCTTCAATGTTTTGAGCCAGCCTTGCTGCGTCATCCCCATATTCCTTCCCGAATAGTTGAACAGTGACGGCGGTTTGTTGCTCCTTCGGCAACTTATTGATGGCCGCAAGTACCTTTTGGATGGTACCCGTGGCATCCTTCGCCATACCGTTTTGCACCTCGGATGCTGTCATACCCAAGGCTTCCAGTCCTTCTTGGAATCGTGCAGGCTGTTTGGTGGCAATCGCGAGTTCGCGCATCATGGCATTTGCGGCCGTGGCTGCCACCTCTGCGGATGAACCAGTCGTTAGGAAGGTTGATGCTAGAGCTGCTGCGTCTTTGGCTGACATACCCACTTGCTGAGCAGTGCCGGAGATTCGGTTCAGAACCTCGATGATATCCGCCCCCTTACTGATGGCGTTATCATCCAGGAAGTTGATCGAATCAGCAAGTTCATTTACGGCTGTCACGGGGATCTTGAAGTTAGTGGCGACTTTCCCCATTTTTTCCGCCAATTCTCCGGCTGGCGCATCAAAAGCCGTAGCCATCATTGCTGCTGTCCGGGTAAAGCCAATCAGTGCTTCACGTGCAACCCCCATCCTCGCTCCAGCGGTTACCATATCCGCAATCTCGTTGGTGGCAATAGGGATTTCATGACCCACTTGCTGGATCCGCTTGGCCATATCGTAGTAGACAGCGGTAAGTTTCCCGCTTTGATCCCGCGCCCCCTCCACTTGTCGTGCTACTCCGAGCATCGCGTCTTCGAAAGCCATAGCTTGAGTTACTGCTATAGCAAATGGAGAGGCAGCAACCCCAACAGCCGCAAATTGTCCGGCCAGTTGGCTTTGCTGCCCCTGAATCTCGTTATATTTTGCTTGAGCTTGAGATAATTGCTTCTGCCTCGCCAAAACCGCATCTAGTTGTTTCGTCAGCTTTTGATGGGCGGCTGCGTACTTTTCAGCAGCAATCGTCCCGTTTTTATAGTCCTGCTCAAGCCGTTTAATCTGATCTTTGAGGGATTTGGCGGTATTGCCAAGATCTCGAATACGACCGGTTGCCTGGGCAAAGGATGATTGGAAGGTGGACATGATCTTCCCGGCAATCGCAAAACTTATTTCGTGCAGTTTACGAGCCATTCCGGTTCACCTTCCTTTCTTCCTCAAGTTCAATTGCAGCATCCAGGAATGAGTAAAACTGCCACAATGGCAATTCAAGCCACTCAAACACAGATGTGTGAGTGGCTTGTGCCATACTTATCGCCTGTTTTTTCAGGGTGATCAATTGATGTCTGCTGTCAAAACCGTACTGTACAAAAAATTTTGTACCTTGGTGGTGACCAACAGAAAATCTGATGCATCAAGCGTGAGAATGTCATCGACCACAAGACCCGACATTTTGGCTGCCGCGACAGCAAACCCGTATTGGCTAAAGAGAGGGTTGGGGTTGATCAAATCGCCGGATGCCCGCACTTGCCGCTCAACATCAACCACATCCTTACCGTTAAACCCGGCCGTGTTCAGTTTGAGCACTTCGATTGTTTGTTCGTCCTTTTTAATCGGCTTGCAAAGTTTGATTTCCATGCATTATTTGCCCCCTAAACTCCCAGAATTTTTCGAGTTTCTTTCAGCAAGTCCACGCCATCGATGACGCATACATAGTTCATCTTGTCGATCTCGACCAGCGTTTTACCGTCATACTGAATTTTGAGGTAAAGCGCCTCAATCTCGGTTGTACCGTCCGAGGATGCATTTTTTCCAAGTTTCCCGATCTCGTTATTGGTTGTAGGACCTTGGACTACAACTCGAACGCCTACCTGTTTGTAGGTTCCGTTGCCGGCGTCGTATACTTGGACCACACCGCGGAGATCCAGGCGATGAGATCGTTGTGCGGAGAGTTTGATCTGCTCCTGTGTGATGGTCCGCCAGGTCAATTGTACCTTCATGCTCTGGAACTGACCGATTGTGGGAGATTCAAACTCGCCGGCGATACCCGCTCCGCTTACGGTTTCCACCAAACTTTGCAGGGGTGGTAGCGTTACATCTACGACCCCAAGCAAGTCATTTGTTCCATCCCGGTAAACCCGGAAATCGGTGATTCTTTCGGGAATCTTGTTCATGCTATTTCACCTCCATTAAGCTGCGAACAGGGATTGCAGGTAGCTGACATCATACTCCAGCGTGAAGCTGATCTCGCGGGCCGGTACGGGCGGCGAGATGTAAACGTGGAATCGGATAATGCCATTCAACAGGTCTGTCGTCGGGTTTTCGTCCTCTCGGAACTCGATTCGGCCTCCGAGAAGTGCGCCGCGGGCCGTCAAACCGTTCAGCCAGATGTTGATCGAGTCAACCACCGTTTCGATCAGTCGGCGATTCATGGGGTTATCGACATGCTGCCAGTACGTCAGGATGATGGTATTTCCGATCCAGTTGAACATACGCCGAACGGCGATAAAGGAGTCTTTTACATCTGTTGTGGCCGGATATGCAGCTGTTCGGTTTCCCCAAAGTTTCCACCCTCCGGTCCAGTTGAGAGGGGTGATGATCCCTTCCCCATTCAGGTAGGCAGCCTGGTCCTGCCCCAGAGAAACCTCCTTGCCACTCGCGGTCACAGCACCGTTTGCTTGCAGGCTCTTATTCGACGGGCTGACATATGGGATATCATCGTTTGCAGCGTCTGTCTGGCAGGTCACGCCGGCAAACTGCGTGGAAAGATGATAAACCTTGTCCCCCAAGGCGACTTTTGGCCAGCACGCGGCCATGAAGGGGTCTGTGTAGTTGTTGTCATTTTTCCAGGCAGGCACTTCAGTGTACTGGACGGCGCCGTCCTCGGATGAATCAATGTCTGTCACGGCAATCGCATTGAACACCCCGTTGATCTTCTTTGCTTTGGCTTTCATCACCGCGGCAACCATAGGATCATGACTCCACCCAGGGGCCAGGATTTGCCCAGGAACCAGGCGATACATTGGGAACACTTTGTTCACCAGTTCCAAGCCAGTGTATTCGCCGGTTGTCCCATCGACACCGCCGATGACATCATTACCTGTCACTGCTCCCGGATTCAGCTTGTCATAAGAGACGATCAAGCTTCCCTGGGAAGTTCCGATTGCCCCATTGGCGACCGCGGTAATGACCACCTTGCCGCTCTTATCGTATGCGGCCACGTAGTCTGTTCCCTTCGCCAGTTCTGCACCTTCGGCAGTCAACTTGACGACCAATGTGCTGATCAGAACTCCGTCGTCATTGATCGTGGATACCTTATTGGCATGAGTAACCGACTGGTTTACTACAGAGGTCTTGTGTGTCGAGGGATCCAGCACGTTTACGAATATGACGGGAGCAGCGTTGAACTTGGAAAAGTGAGAGTCCATGAACTCACACAATGTGTACTTGTCCCAGTCATCGGAATAACCAAGAGCCTTTACTGCCTCTTGATAACTAAAGACGAGAACCGGTTTATTCACATTCTCCTGGGTTTCCGCCAAGTGGAGAGGTGCGGTACCAAAAACAACTGGCAATCCTGCGCTTACCTCTACAGGGGAGACAATTGAGGTGGGAACCTCATTGATATTTACACCATGTTGATAGGCCACTACTTCACACCTCCGTTAAAGTGCTTTTGCACTTCAGCATAAAAAATGCTCTCAGCCGTTCCTGCGGTTTCTACCGCTTTGGTGATTGCTGAGAGCTGGTCAACAGGTACAAACAGTTGCTGCAAAGACGGGCATTCTTCAAAGTGCGCTACCAAGTGCTTCGGCAGACCGTTTCGGTAAACGGTATGCTGTCGCAGCAAGCCGCCTGGAAGGGTTGGGCCACAGTAGATCAAGGGTTTTTCCTGGTCAATCGCGATCCTTTTCGTCGTCGTTTTTTTACCAGAAGACATTGCTTTGATAACCTCCCTCTTCGTCGATTTTGGGCATCGCAACCTTAACCGTCTGAACGCCTATCCATACGGGAAAGGGCTGTTCCTCTGGGATCTCCGTCAAAAACGGCCGTTCGATCCTGAACCGATTGCCGCCGAACAGCGGGTTTTTCAGAAGTTCGGATTTGATGCGGGTCGTGACGTTCAGGATGTCTCGCCAACCTTCCCGCTCGTCTTCCGAGAAAGTTCCCGTGATGATGCGGACTGTTGCCAAACATCTGTCGTCGTCTTCCTCATCCTCGATAAAGCGAACGATCACCCAGGGAACGTCCGAACTCCCGGATTCGGTTGCGCTCTTCTTCGGAACGGTCTCGGCCCAGACTTGCGGTGCTCTCTGGATATCCGGATCGGTTGTTCCAAGCCGAAGTTGTTGCACGATTTCTTTGATCCGCTCAACAAGCTCGTCAATCATCATAACTGGGGTCATCCGTAACCCTCCAGTATCCGGTTGATTTCATGCTCCAGGCGTGTCTCTAGCTGCTCCTTTGCCCTCGTCTCAACGGCCTCTGACACGCTCCGGCTACCCAGCATCTGAGGAATGGCCGGCCCGTACAGGTGCTCAACCGGATACTTGGCTTTCGTAGTCCGGCGGAAAACCCCAACATGGCCACTTTCCACCCTGGCCACAAAAGCCCCTGGGATTGAACCCCCTTCTCCCTTTCGCACACGCGCAACCAGCGGGGAGGCTTTCCCTTTCTTCCACCGGGCCTTTGCTGCCTTCGCTGGGTTGGGATTTTTCGGTGTTACCCTGAACTTGGACAAAGCCAAAAGATGTCCCCGCGAGACGACCATCGCTGACAAATCTGCGGGGGTCGCCCGGTACAGCTTCATGGTGTTGAGGACATCACTATGTTTGACGTAATAGTTCTCCCGCGCAGCCTTCGACGCGGCCGTCATGGCGGACTGCGCCGCCCGGTTTATCGCTGCGGCCGCAGCCTTTTGGGCAGCCCCCGGGATGTGACTGAGCGCAGCTTCCGCCCTGGCCAGCTGTTCTGCGGTCAACTCGATCATGGCTGGTGCACCTCCAAGGTGATCTCCAGAATCCCCATTTGCTGTGCGGAACCTTTCACCAAGTACAGCTTCCCGTCCAGTCTGAGCGTGTCTTCGACATTCGGTTTCGCTCCAAATTCATCGGCACGAACAAAGAGACGAATCAGTTCCGTATTCACGCCATCCGCATTGTAGAACAACTCCGATGGCTGACGGGGCCTGCCTTCCGACAGGTCCTCGTCGACCACCACTTCCATGTTTTTACCGTTGACGTTTCGGATATCGCCGAACTCTCCAAAAAAGATGTCGAGATCCATCTGAGAAATCTCTTTAAAGTTCGGCATCCTGACTACCTTCCTTGTGATTGTCCAGCCACTCCTGATATTGTTGCAGGCGCTGCTCTTCATTCGAAGCAGGCTCCATTCCCAACTGCTGCAGGAGTGCTTTTTGTTCGGCTGCTCTCATGTTTGAGAACTCCTCAACGGTCTTTACAGGATTCGCCTCCGGATCGTTGCTTTCACCATCGTCATGTTGAGTCTCTTCGATGTAGCCATTTTCTCGCAGGAGAGCAATCATATCCTGGGGAAGGTGTCCCTTGACACTCTCCCCAGGCATAAACAGCCTGCCCGAATAATTCAATGGTTTCGTCAGCTTCATGGCGTCGTTACCCCCGGATTCTTAAAGAGCCCGCGATAGTCGAGAACGGTCACGCCGTAGTCGAAGTAGATCCGGAAGTCCATACCCAGACGGTCAAATGGAATGTCCGTTTCCAGCGTTGGCTCTTCCTGCCCACGCAGATAGGTGACCTCAATCGTATCGGCCAGGTTTTGATCAGCTGCAAGATACCATGCTTCTGGGCTGTAAGCATCCAGCTCAGCGTCCACAATCACGGTGTAAGAGTTGCGGAATACGTTGGCCACCCCGCTGTTCGAACTGCTCAGATCAGCCTCAGAGCGCATGAACTGGGATGCTTCGGTTTCCAGAGACGCAGGTACCAGCAGATATCTGGGCGAGAGGTTCAGAGTCGCAATGCCTCGCTGATCCTTTTGTGTGCGCATTTTGAGACGGGCCTCGCTCATCGAATCCTTGCCGATGGGTCCCCCGGTACCCAGATTTCGATGGTCGGTATGGAACAATTGCTTGCCATCGAAGATAACCGGGTTGGTGGCCAGCATCTTATATACCAGCTGATTAATGCCCCGTTTCGCTGCGGTAACATATGCGGCAGGCACGCGGGTCAGGATGGAAAGGTCATCATTGATAAACGCCTCACGTGTGAAGCCCCAGCGCTTGCTGTAGGTCAGGACCGCCTTCGTTACTTTCTCATCCTTCATCGGCGTATCATAAGGGATGGTATTGTTTTGCGGAGTCAATTCCAGATTCCCCGCTTCACTGATCCGATAGTGCTCGGCTGCTTTGAAGTCAGGGTTTGAGCCTTTGCTTGTCCAGAGTTGGAAGGTGGTCGGCGCCTCATGATACGTTTGAGAAAGGGTTTTATTGACGGCGTTCGAGACGATCGCCTGGAATGTACTGTCAGGCATGAGTGCGCGCTTGAGAAGTTCCTCATCTCGCAGCAGATGGGCCTGATCTTCCCCAGCGCGACGAAGGCACTCGATCGCGAGATCCCGCAGACGCAGGCTCCGAAGCTCCTGAGCGCCATCCGCTGGTTTTTGGAGATGACGACCAGCCCGCAACAGCAGGGCATCAGATGCCGCAGCTCGGAACTTGTCGGCTTCTTCCACTCGCACCTCAACATGAGTGGTCTGCGGTTTTCGCGACTCGACTTGCTTTTGCAGGATGATGTCCTTTACTTCCTGGACACTTGCACCTGTTCGGATAAACTCCGCATCATCAAGACCAAATGTCCGGCACAGTTGCGAGATTTCCGTCACACGAGCCCGCTCAGCCTCAGCTGCCTGGCGTTGCAATTCATCTACATTGACAGGTGGTTGCTGAGTCGAGCGTGCATTTGTCTCGCCGGCAGGTGCGGCACCGCCTACGTTTGCTCCTGTGTCGGGCACCATAAACCCTTGTGCTTGAAGTGCCAATCGTTTCAATCCATGCATAGTATCTTCCTCTCTTTCTTGTTCAAAATTACGGCCTACACCGACGCTTGGGTCGGCAGGAGTGGGTTCAATACTGATCTCAAATGGCTGCCACTTTAAGGCTACATAGGCCGGCCCCATATGACGTCCATTGGCGGACATTTTCCCCGCCTTGACTTCTTCCCATGAACTGACCGCATACCCCACGGAGACACCCTTGATCATTCCCTTCTTCACTTTCTGGAAGATCTTGTCGCTCTCCTCATCGTCATCAAACTTGACGACTGCTCTGGCTTTCCGTTGGGATTGGTCCAGCCAAACCTTCTCGATTGAACCGATCGGCAGTTTGCCATACCGGGCGTCGCGACCATGGGCAAACAATAAGACGCCAACTTCCTGAAGTCTTGTCAGGTCAATGGCGTCTGGGTCATGGCTCAGTATTTCCGGTCCAAACCATCGTTCATACGGTGTTTCTGAACTGAAAGACAGTTCTACCGTTCGCTCTTCCTCGTTAACAGTGGAGCGATCAAGTGTGAGCGTTCGGGAAAGCAGGTTATCCGGCGAGGGATTGTTTCTTGTTAACACCTGAGGGATTGTTTTCCCCATTGGTACCACCTCCATTCAGTTGCGCAATCAATTGTTCTTCCGCCATGCGTTGCTTTATGACTTCTCTCCAGTCCTCCCCCCTTTCGGCGCAGATACGGGCTAACGTATCCTGATTGGATTCCAGAGCCACCCTGTTGGCATTGACTTCTTTCAGAGGATCGATCCAAGTGTAGCCGGGAGGAATCCAGACGTGAGCGGTATATTTGCTTTTGCTGGTCATGTAGTCCCGCATCTTGATTTTTCCCGCCAAAAACATCGCGTCCAGAAACTCAAGGTAGATCGGGGTCAACACCGTGCGGATGAGGGACTGCTGCATCTTCTTGAATATTTTACGGTCTTCAAGCATGCCCTGGCGCGCGCTGGAGTAATTGACCATGCTCAGGTCTCTGGAAACCGTCTCATAACTTAATCCGAGTCCGGCAGCGATCAGCCGGACAAGCGTGGTGATAAACTCCTTGGAATCTGATGCCTGCCCGCTCGGGATGACCGTTTGCACTTCATCGCCCGGGTTCAACTCGCCAACCATCCCTGGGGATAGGGTGATGCCGGAGTAGTTTGTTTGATTGTTCCCAGTGTTGACGACCCTGCCGACTGACCCTGATGGAGTGGCTTTCTTGATGAAGACCGATAAGCAGGCCAACACTCGCTCCTTCACCGAAACTGCCTGGATAAATTGATTGGCGTCTTTGATACGTGTCATGGCGGTGGCCAACAGTGAAACCTCGCGGACTTGCTGCGGCATTGTTTTCCGGCGCCAGAAGATTACGTCCTTCGCATCCACTCGGATGCTTTCCCCATGCACCACATGGTTGTTGACGTACTTTTTGAAGTGATAAGCAACCGGCCGATTGTACTGGTCGATTTCCACCCCATCAACGATCCGATTGTTTCCGGAGGGAGTGGCCAGCGGGTTAAGCTCATCCACTTCTCTGACCTGGATCTTGAAGGGGAAGTTGCTGTCCTTCACATAGACCTTGACGATCAGGATGCCTCCATCAACAACGTAACGGCGAACCAACATCTCCTGTATCTCTTCAAGCGACTGCGTCCCTGTAATATCACAGTGCTGCGCTTGGCAGAACTCCTTCCAAAGAGATTCAATTTGGTCACTGAGTTCTTCATCGTCTGGAATTTTGACCTGCAGCACCATCCCGCTTCCAACCACATTACGCTCAAAGGCCGTGATGATCGATTCGGCAATGTCACTGTTTCGCTCCAGATCGCGGGCGCGGGCCCGCAACAATTCACGGTCTGCTCGTGCCCGGTTCTCATCCACCGTCGCTGAAGGATTCCAGTTCATCTGCAGCCTGCCGCGTGAGGCACCATCGTATAAAGCATCCATGCCTGATCGCCAAGCCATGCGTTTGTAGGCCCATTGTGGGCTGATGGTGGCAATCGTCCGCTCCAACCATTTCACATTGTTCACCTCCCTTCAAAGACGGCGACTTTGAAAATGCCTCCGCCTTCTTCAAGCGAAGTGATCTCATCCACCAACCGGTCCCGCTCCTGATAAAGCACACGCAAGTCGGGTTTTTTCAGGTGCCTGTTACCAATCCGATACTCCTGGGCGCCGTTTTGGATGGCTACAATTGCCTGGTTCAACTGTTCCAACTGCTCGCGCAACCGTTGCAAACGCTCCTCATTTGTCATAACCATTTTTCACCTCCAATCCAGTTGTTTTGCTGTTGCCGATTCGTCGCCACCTTTGGCTCTTCATTCTGAACCCTAACCGGCTCCTCGTAACGTGCATAGCGTATGCCCAGGCGATCAGCAGCAAATGCGGCATACACTTCACAGTCAAGGTAGTGGTTGTCCGCTCCCGCTGTTTTCAGCTGCCAGACATCAACTTCCCGCCCATTACGCTTGATAGTCACTTTATGCTCCGAGGTGATCTGTTCGGCATATTCCCGATCACAGTCGTCGTGCACAAACCAACCACCGGGTTCATCCGGCTTGCGGGCGATCCGGTTCGCGATCAGGTCTTTGTAATGTGAGCCGTCCACAAGGTAAAGAGCAATGCCATACAAGCCTTTTTCTTCCCTGTCGATCCGGGTTAACCGGTATTTCGCGGGGATTTCCGTGCTTGAGCCCTTAACCGCAACCGCCCACTCGCTGTTCCGCGAGCAAAAATCGTAGGTGTCATCCGGGTTGTAACCAGAGTCAATGGCACAAAGATTCACATAGTGCTCAGTGCCGTCCCTAGTGAAGTATGGGGCATTCATCACATCTTCGATTTCAGACCAGGTCTCACAAAACCCATGCCTTATATTCCAGCTGGTCATCCTCTCTCCCCAGGCGCGGATCGTGAAGTAGAACCGGTCCTTCTGCACGTCTACCCCGCCGGTAAGGAAGATTGTCCTGTCCGGCACCACCCCCTCTTCATAACCGCTCGATCGACCGAGAACCTTGTCACTGTTCAACTTCACCTGTGTGTTTTCCCAAGGTTCGGCCAGCCAACTGTTTACGAAGTTCATCAGCTGCTCAGGATCGCCCTTGCTGGTGATGAACTCGTATGCGACATCCCCAAAACGAACCCAAGGGCTGTAGATGGCGTTCAAGTGAAAGGCCGTTTTGGTACCGTACCGGGTTACTCCGGAGGCATCCCGCCACTCGCCATTGCGCAACATCGCTGGCTTATGAGCGTCCCTGATCTTCCCCTTGCATTTTTCACACTCGTAATAGGCGGTTTGACGTATTTGCTCAGGTGGCAGTTCCTTGTTAAACCTGATCCCCGACTTGAATTTGAATATTTGAAAATGGCCACAATGCGGGCACGGGACATAGTATTGCAACTTCACATCAGCCTTTTCATACGCTTGCCAGATTGCCCCAGACCTCAGTGTCGGTGTCGAGGTTTGGAAAATCTTCTTGTTATAGGGGAAAGTCTTGGTCCGCTCACGAGCCAGCGAGCGAGGATCCGCTTCTTTTCCAGCACTCTTGGGGTACTTATCGACCTCGTCCATAAATAGAAACCGGATCGGACGGCTGGCCAGGGAAGCCGGGCTGTTTGCACCCGAAATGACCACATACATCCCATCAAACTGCAATTCCAACACTTTGCTGTCATCATGGTGGAATCGCCCTTCCAGTGCTGGACTTAGCTGCACCATAGGTTTTAAGCGGTTATTGGATGCAAACTCGGCTAGATCAAGCGTGGGATAGACGATCAACACCGGGCTTGGATCTTGGGCGATGACATACCCAAGCATGTTGTTCATGCATTCCGTGCCGCCAACCTGAGTCGGTTTGCAAAATATGATCTCTTCGACCAGTGGATTTGTGAATGCATCCATGATGCCGCGCAGGTACGGGGTGCGATCGGTTGACCATTGCCCGGGTTCCGCAGATGTTTTGCTGTCCAAGATGCGGTACTTATCCGCCCACTCAGAAACTGTCAGCTTTTCTGGCGGTTTTAATACCTGCAGGGCGGCCATCAGCCACTCCGGCCAGTTATTTTGCTTTTGCATCGTACACACCCCTGACCGACAACTGCAGCAACACCGCGTTTGTCGTGTCGGCGATGTTTTGTTCGATGATCCGCACCTGTTCTGGCTCTACATAAGGCGCCACTTCCATCGCGATCTTCCGGCTAAATCCGGTCATCGAGCGTCGCAGGGTAGTAAAAAAACGTTGGAGTTCACTCACAACGTCATCCCGCTTGATATATTCACCTTTGGCAATGGCATTTTTGAGTGCCGCTGCTTCCGTTTGCTGCTCTTTCAGCTTGGTCTCATAGTACAGTTTTTGTTGAGCCAACGTTTTTGGCTCGTCATCTTCCGTGACCTGGTTGCTGTTGGTTCCCTTATAATCCTGCACCCATGCAAGACACTCCTTTAATGGGTACCAACCGTTTGCACATTTTGGCATCCCCAATTTCACCCAATGTGCAAGCGTATTTCGGTGAACATTCAGCACTTCACACATGGTGGAAGTGCTTAAACACAAGCGATTCTCGATGACCTTTGCCATGGTTTTTACACTCAAATCCGCCCCCTCCTTTTGCACAATGACTAGTGCTTTTTGTTGTGCATACTCGGCGAAATTCCGGGGTCGTATCGACCCGCACCTCCCCCCACCCCTTGGGAAGGACCCGCAGAGGCAATATGCCCTTTTCCTTAGAGCCACAAGGCTTCACGGCGTTCCCCTTGGCTCCACTGCCTCCCAGTCCTCTTTGAATGAACCATATCTATACAGAGTGTTTCATTCGCCAATGTTTCTCTAACGCTTGATATAACTGCATTCTCGAAACACCTCTCTTCTGAATGACACATTCGCTTAAAATGGAGAAAAGCATCAAATTCGGAGCCTGAAGATGGCCTCGTCAATCGTGTCCTGCTCGATCCCGATATATCTCCGGGTGATGCTAACATCAGCATGGTTGAATATCTCCCGCAGCATCTCGCTGTTGTTCGTCTCCTTGTGGAAGTGATAGCCGAATGTCTTCCGCAGCGTATGCGTCCCGATGCTTTCCAAACCAAAGCGCCTGGCTACTTCCTTCAGGATCTTGTATGCCATACTGCGCTGGATCGGTTTGTTGCCACCTTTCCGGCTTGGGATCAGATATTGGTGGTCGTCCTTGCCTTCAATGTAAGGCTTTAGCGCTCTACGCAATGCCGGATGAATCGGTATGCTCTTGCGCTTCTTGGTCTTGATTTCACGAAGATAAATCCTGTCCTTTTTGACATCGCCGACTTTGAGCAGCAGGATATCTGAAATACGTAAACCTGTGTAGATCCCAACCACGAACAAGATGTAGTTTCGTTCGTTTGTGGATTTCAAATAACGCTTGATGGCTGCAATAACTTCGGGGTCGCGGATCGGCTGGACGAAGTTCAACGGTATCACCTCCTTTTGAAAAAAGAAAAAGCACCGCGAAGGTGCTTAATTACTTTTTGTCCTTTTCTATTCTGGAAATTAATTCACGAACATTAGCAAGCACACCATTAATACTTCTTAAAAATTCGCCACTACTCAGTTTATCCCATATTTCACCTTTTAACTGTTGCATTGATTCATTCTCATACTTGAATTTGTGATACAGCCCACTTGCTTTTCTGAATTCTACCTCTTCATGTTCAGATCTTTCTTTATTCAAAAGTGAGTCCATTTGTAGCCTAGCTGTCTCAATAGTGACGAAGGATTGATTTAAATCATATTCCAATACACTTTGATATATTTTGAATAGATTTTTGATCTTAATTAGAGCAGATAATAAACTTTTATCTGTTATTGTACTAATTTCTGACCAGTTGTTTTCATCAAACCTGTAAAATGAAATAAAGGCAAATGATGTTCTCGAAAACTCCTCTCTAGTTAGCCTTTGTTCAACTATAGAATTAATTTGTTCAATCATATTTTGTAATTCAATCTCGATTTTAATAAGCGCAGGAAGTTGGGCCAAAAATTCCTTTTCAGATTCCAACTTTTTATGAGACTTAATTTGAATTCTTGCTACGAGCAAAGCTACTATCCCACCGATAATACCACCGGAATAATTAGCTAAAAACCCTAGCCAACCTTCTTCACTCCCTCCGACTCTTGGGGCTTCCCATGTAAATAAAGAGTAATTGATGACAATTGGAAATAAGATAATAAAAATAAATATTACGGAACCAATCAATAAATACCTTTTCACCGATTCATCCCCCTTTTTACTAAATTTTGAGGGATAATATTTAACTTGTCTATTTTGTTTTACCCCACTTCCTTCGGCAGGGGCCTCCGCCACGAGCCAATCCTTGGCCGCTGTGGTCGCGGTAAAGGAGGGAGTGCAGACCAGCAAGCTTTTGCCCCTGCTTGCCGACGTGATGGGGAAAGAGTCAAACCACCTGCACACTTAGGGAGGATTGGCGTATTCGATTATGAGAAACACTGGACGGGGAGCGAGGGGCCGGAGCCGTAGGTCTCGCATGTTACTTCCCCGTGCGCTGCTTCTCAGTCCATTTTTGCCGTTCTTTCTCCGGTATGCCTTCACGCATGATTCCCACTCGGTGGTTGGCAGCGTGATTGTCACCAGGACCATGTCATCACCTCAAAGCAAAAAACCACCCGGTTGCCCGAGTGGCTTGTCCTACTTTCTGTCACTATCATCTTAACCCACCGATCACCAAATGGCGCGCCAACTTTCCGCCATTTTCCCGCCAGATAGCCGCCATGCATCACGCGCTTTCAGACTCGATAACTTCGAGCTTGAGCATCAGCGCCAGCAGGTAGAAAGCTCTGGCCTTTTCCCGCTCATACGTCCGCTTGCTCAGTCCCAACTCCCCACAGATGAGGTAGTCCAGGGCATCCTCGCTCTCCAGGTAACGCCGGCGGATGATCTCCCTCTGCGTTGAGGAGAGGCGGTTCAATGCCCGGTCTACGCGATCAGTGAGTGACTGCAGCCGCTCTTCTTGGTCGGCGTTCCAGATTGCGCATTCCTCAGCCGGCGCGCTGGTCTTGTTTGTCTGTCCGTGGTACCGCGGTTCGTAATTCGGTGTGTTGCTGATCTCCCGTCGAACGAAGCCGATCTGCTTGTATATCCGTGCTGTCTCCAGGGCTTCCTCAACCCTTCTCTGCGTCTCTTTTCGGTCGATCTTCGGCAGAAACGATAGTTGTGTGCTCATCTTCGCTCCCCCTTTTCAGGACGCCCGTGATATAATGATGGTGCGAACATCTATTTGGGCTCCTGTGAAGGGGCTTTTTTCTTTTTCTGATGGTATTATTTACCCAATGCCTTTCGGGCTTTTTCGCCTCCATCATCACTGACTCTGCTTCGTCCAACAAGTCCGCCGCGCCAATTATCCTCATCCGCATAAAACTCCAATGCTTCCCGCACCCGCTGACTCTCAACTTCCAGCTCGATGATCCTAGCCCTGGCTTACTCTGCCAGCGGGTCGCCGGAGTTGAGCAAGTCCTTTATGCGTTCATTCATTTCGGGGTACGTCTCCACCGCATTCACCTCTCCCCACACTATCCATTGAGTTAAGAAACGCCTTGTTCTTGTTTCGCCCTTTCAAATGCCGCTTCCCAAAACTGTTGGCATTCAGGATCAGCGAGAAGCCCAGCAAAATAAGCGAGGTTTTTAAGACCGGTCTCATTAAGCTGACAGATGAATATCCAAGCCATTTCATCGTTTTTGATGTTTAATACCGACCATGCCATCGGATGCTGGTATTCCATAAAACCCATCCCCTCTTCCCACAAGTAATGTTTTGTCAAACCAAATAGTTATTCGGTAAGTAAATAATATCCTAATTGAATAAAATGCCCTTCAACGTAAAACCTAAGAAAAAATAAATTAACCAAGGAGCTGATAGCATGCCCGATTTCCCCAAAAAAGGATCACAACATACTGAACTAGGTGATCATCGAAGAATGTACTCAGAGATTACAATTTCATCAACTGGACGAATTGATGGTAGAACGAAGACCTGGACAAGCAAAAAGTTCAAAGGTTTTACTGGCACTGTAGTGGTTTTTTTAACTGATGGAGACGGGAACATCCTACATGCAACTCAACCGCATCGATACGGAGTCAATGGAACGGCATTAGGTGGTCATAAAAGGGATGAGCCATGGTGGGAAGAAATCCCCCAAAATATCCTCAATAATATTGTTGGGTATGCTATCCACCACGCTCATACTCCTACCCCACGAATAACTCCAGAGGCTTTTAAGGAATGGGCAGAAGCAGTTGCCCCACTGGTTAAAGCATTCAATTCCCAGGAATTTTTGCTTCCAGAGGCCCATGAAGTAGAAGAGTTAGAATTGTCAACAGTATAGTAAGTCATAAATTAATTATTAAAAGAGTACCTTTAGTACCTCTCAGTTTTTGAGAGGTTTTTTTTGACAACCTCCTCCTGCGCCGTGTGATGAACCATCTCCAGTTGGTCCATTGCATTACGAGCGCCCGTTACAACGATTGCGTTGTGTCTGATATATCCCATTTTCCTTCCCCCTCTTCCCTCAATTGAGCTTTTGAATTGACTTTTTTGCTCCCTCAGCTTGTGATATGCTCCTGTCCAGGAGCGTGATCGTGAAGTGGAAAAGTCCATGTACTTCGCCGTTGATTGGGCCGAGGCCAAGAAGTATTCGGATGCGCTGCAGGCCCTCGATGTTCCTTACCTTCTCGAAACCCCTGAGGAGATCCCCACCCTCAAGCCCGGCCAGTTGGCATTTGTCCTCCCCAGCCTGCCGATCCGGGTGTATGTGAAGGTCCGGACGCTGTTCGGCCGGGATGGGGAACGCTACTGAGTCTTCAAGCCGAAAACTCCTCCCGGCCTACTTTTGATGTAACCTTTCTCCGCTTGATCGATAACCAATATGGCAACCTCATTGATATGCCGACGCAACCTTATCGCAATTTCTCTCAATGGGATGCCCTCGCGCCACATCTGCCGAAAGTTCTTCATCTCATCCTTGGACCATGTGAAGTCGTAGTCCTCACAGGCGATATAAGGGCACCCGGAAACCGGGTCATGCTGTTCGCGCTTCATTCCGCCGCACTTCAAACCGGTGCCATTCATCCATCAGTTCATCGATGCTGGCTTCTTCCACCGGTTTCCCGCAGGCTTCCGTGATACCATGGCGGAGCAATTTGCTCATCAGTACCTCTCGCAACAGTCTCATCTTCCCATCTCTCCCTTCAGATGACTGCTCCCAATGGGGCTTCATATCTTGCCAATTCAGTTCTCAAACGAGTGATTTCATCTTGCATTTGGCTGCAGTGCTCCATCATGGCCAAAAACTCTAGCTTGGCACGCTGACCGTCTTTGGACCACTGCAACGCGTGCTCCAGGGCATCCCGTTCGTTGAGCAGCCGTTGTGCCTCATCAATACTCAGGCTGCACGGCGTTTCCCCAAAGCACCGACAACGTAGCTCCTCCAGTTCTGCTGCCGAAAAACGTTTCCACGGAGTCATATTGTTGGTTCCTCCCCCTTCCTGATCAGTACCATGAGATCCACGTCAAAGACCTCACCGCACCCCTTGCATGTTCGATGCAGTGCGTGATCCTGAAGCGCCAATGAAAACGTACCCGCTCCACATGTCCGGCACCTTCCCGGTTGTTGATGGGGATTCAGATTCTCTTGTTTCCGCTTCTGCCGAGCCATCAGCCGGCCGCTCCAACGATCCGGTAGTTGAGCTCTGACCCGCCCTTCATGATGACGCAGTAGTCGCGTGCCATCTCGTAGATCCGTGAGCCGGTTGCGGTATCGATCTCACACAACTCATCGATGTCCCGCTCCGAGGAGACGAGCATCGGCAGGTTGTTGAGATAGCGGTAGTTCACAATAGCGAAAAGTTGCTCAGTTTGAAATTCTGTAGGTATTTTGCGACCCTTGAATAGGTCATCGATGAAAAGCACCGGAACCTTCTGTAACTGGTGGATCCGAAAGTCTAAATTGTCCAGGTTGTCCTTCAGCTCATTGAACCCTTCCACCCAAGGGAAGTAGATCACGCCGACTCCCTGCCGCAGCAGGTTGTTCGCGACGGCCATGAGCAGGTGCGTCTTTCCGGACCCCGGCACGCCAAGAAGTGCGATGCTGTTTTGGCGCTGCTCTTTGATCTCGTGGAAGTTCTTGAAGTATGTACTTGCACAGGTGTATGCATCCACGATCGGTTGCGGCCGCCCCTGCGTTCGGAAATTCTTGAACCCGAGTTTCTGATAAGCCTCAGTGATCTGGCTCGAGCTGAACAAGCGCTCCACCCGCTTCAGCTCTCGGCACTCGCAGAACCGCCAGCGTTCGTACCCGTCCTCGTCCCGAACCAAGACCCCCTCTTCATCCCGGCACTTCTCGCAGTTATACGTCCGGCTTTGGTTTGGGCCGGTTGAGCCATCCTGTTTGACCGCCCGTGATCGAAGCCCCTCGAACATCTGGATTAGATCGTCCGGCTCGTTTATCACCTTGCGCATGCTTTACCCTCCCCTCGTATTCCAGTGAGTAGGCTCTTACCTGTTGGAGCGTGCGTAGCTTGTTGTCTGCCCAGTCGAGCAGTATCTTGTTCGCATAGGCCCATCTGCGCGCTCCATTTTTCACCGCGATGCTGATGGCCTCCACGATGATCTCGTGGGGTTCATCAAAGTAGCCACCGTCCATCCAGTAACTGATATCCTCTCTGACGATGGGAGCAAGCACGCCCATGTTCTGCTCATAAGTGATATATGGGTCTGGACGTTGCGCACGCGCGCCCTCATCCTCATCAACATCACTCTCTGATGTAGTCTCTGTAGTAATCTCTGGTATTGGTCTGCCCAAATTGGGCAAATCGTCTGCCCATTCTGGGCAATCCATCTGCTCATTTTGGGCAGACGATTGTGAATTTTTACAGTCGATCTGCCCATTTTGGGCAGTCGATAGCTCGTCCAACTTTGCATAGTCGATACTGTACCACTTGGTCTTATCGATCCGGCTCTGGTTGTAGTTGCCGGCGAGGATCACGCCCATCTGCTCCAACTTCTCGACGATGCGCCGGATGGTGTTCACGCCCCAAAACGGAAATTGCTCCTGCCACCCCTGGTAGGTGTTGTAGACCCAAGCCCGCCCGTCATAGTGGTGAGAACTTTTCTGCAACCAGTAGTGCAGCTGCTGGAGGAAGATGGCCTCGTTCAGGCCGATTATCTTCGCGAGTGAAGGTTGAATCACAAGCGGTTGATCGTCAAATAAAAGATTGCCCATTACTTACTCTCCCCTCCCTCCGCTTGATCTTTGGGTCAAAATCCGTTACCCTGAGGATAAGATGCTTTTGAATGAGACTCCGCGCCCCTACGCGGGGTCTTTTGCTTTTAATACGGCGCGTTCCAACGGAAGTGATTCGGCGGAAACCAATTCGATGCCGCTCATTCTGGAAAGCTTGGCCTTAAATAAATCTCTCGCCTGCCGGATCGCCGTCTCCTGATTAGGAGCCAGCATACGAATCAGCAAGTGTTGATTGCACCCCTGACGGTAGTAGACTGCGAATAATCTGATACCGCTCTTCACGCGCTCCACCTCCTCTCGATTGAGTCACGAGGCCGCCACCGGCCCTACCTCTCCGGCAGCCGCGCGTCTCCTCGGACGCTCCCGCTTGGCCTCGTTATGTATGGCATTATTGCGCCACTATTCCTACTTGGAGGTTCGAACCTCCGTGAAAGCGCCGGCCAACTGGGGTGGTCGCCAGCCAACGCCTTCACGCAGGGCCGAAGCCCGCGTTTGCCGAATGAACTTGTCCATCCTTCGCTGAATGTGTTATGCTTGTCGTAACGATATTTTCCAATCCGTCTGTCGCTAGCAGGCGGTTTTTTCTTTTTCTGTCATTTGGTGCAGTTCAATCATTTCACCGATGGTGATGATACGTTGACCGACTGGATGGTCACCATCACAGATCATTTCGATGATGCTTTCTGCTGTTGGCAGATAATTCATCCCCCATGCGCCTCCCTTGTTTTCAGGATCTTTTTGTTGGCATACAGCCGTTGACGATAGTGTGCAGCAGCCTCCGCACCACCCGGCCATTGCTCCATCAGTTTCGCCTCGCGGTAAAATGCCATTTCCAATACCTTTTGAACGCGCTGGTTCCAATCCTGATTTTTGTTCATCGACACTCCCCTCCCCCTATCATCTTGAGGAAACCGCGGGCGATTAGTTTGGTTTTGTGCTTGGTCCACTGATTGATCCAGCCCAGCTTTGTTTCCCTGGTGATCACTGCGGCCATGTTGGTTGTCGAAGTCACCACATCCAGGGTTTCCTGTACCAAGTCTTCTATCTGCTGCCGTTCCTGAGTGGTGTAGCTCGATGGTGGCTTCAACAATATGGGTTGCGCCCGCTTGATGGCCAGCAACAGTTCCTCGACTTCTTCCACCGTCTTGGCTACTACCGTGTGCCGGTTAAGCTCAACTTTGTCTCCGTCAAGGATGACAGGGCTTGTCCCGGCCGTGGATTCGTGGGCCGCTGCCATTGCCAGAAACGGATTGTCGGTCACAAGAATCGATTTCGACTTGATATCCGGCGGTGCTGGTCTACGTCCACTCTTGTACGCGCTGACGGATTCCGGACTGACATTGGCTTCTAAACTGAAGCTAAGCTGGGTCTTTCCTTCCTCCATTAGCGCTTGTCCCAGTTGAAAACTGTACTGATTTACGCTCATTTGTTCGTATCACCTCAACAGTCAAGTATGTAATTGTCGTAGTACAATGAAGCTGTGCTCATCTTCCAAACTCCCTCGGTCATGCCGGGGGCTTTTTCTCACCAGCGATGATTGTGGGTGTGTGTTGTTTGCTGAAGATCTCCATTTCGTCCATGCTCACAAGTTGCCGCAGCGAATTGAAAATCTCCACGTCTTGCGTAAGCACACTGCGCATCATCTGATCAGCCTGCGGTGCCAGCTCCGGCGCCGTCATCTTGATCTCGTGGACGTAGTTGACGAGTGCTGCTTTCAGTTCGTCGGCAGCCCGGACGTACCGTGGAAATGTGTTGATTGTCATCATGTTCACCACCTTTCTTGGGGGCTTGTCCGGATCCGCACCGGTACTCCGGTGCTATGCACTGTCGTTTTCCATTGCGGCCGCCTCTGCCCGCGCTACCGCAATCATCGAGTTGATCCAAGCGCGCTTAAAAGTCCTTACTTCCGGCAGCGAATCGTTTTCATTCCACCAGCGCTCCTGATCTTCTGGAGGCATAAAGGGCAGCGCTGATCGAATTTTGATCGTCGTGTTACCGACCTGCATGACATAGGTTGGTCGCTTGAGCGGATCACGATCTTGTTCCATGTCGGCATTCCCCCTTGATCTATGGGTATGCCGTTGTGGCAGTGGGACGACCCTTGTCATTTGTTCACATCCTTTCAGGCTGGTTTTTGTTTCGTTTCGACACAATCCTCTTTAAAAAAAATCATCCAATCAAAATCCAAAACGGATGCGATACGCTTAGCCATACTCACACTTGGGTCTCTCTTTCCATTTTCGATGTTGGAATATGCGCCGCGACTTATTCCTGCTCGAGAGGCAACTTCCTCTTGAGTAAGCTCACCGCGCAAGTCAATGAGCCATTTTCTCATGATACTTCACACCCCCTTGCGTCATACCGAAACAACTGTAATCAGTATATGTTTCAAATAGAAGCATGTCAATAAAAAAGTTGTCATTTTGAAGCAGATGTTTGTTGCGTCAATTTGAAACGATATAATCTATACAGAGGAGGTGTTCCAATGTTAGGCAAACGTCTTGCTGAACTAAGAAAAGCTCGCAAACTGACGCAAGCAGACTTGTCTAAAATGCTGGGGATCCATAGAGGTACCTATGCAAATTATGAAGCAGGTAATCGTGAACCTGATAATGAAACCCTCCAAAAGCTTGCCGATTTTTTTGAGGTCTCAACGGATTGGTTGCTAGGTCGTACCAATGTATATCAGATTACTCCATCAAAGGAAAACTCGTTACTATATGACATAAGACCTCAGGATAAAAGGATTATTCATGAAAAGTCCGTAAGCCGCGCTTTCCTTGAACTGCCGGAGGATGTTACCGAGGAAGAAAAGGAGTTTTTGCGGGCACAATTGGATCTGCAACTGGAGATATTTCGGAAATTTAAGGAAAAGAAACGGGATAAATAGGATCTAAACACACAGAAATTACTGTGTGTTTATTTTAGCGATATTAATGCTAAATATTTCAAGGAGAGCTGAAGAATGGAAAAGTATTTTAAATTGAACAAACGCCTTATCGATTACTTAAACTTTGGTTCACTTCGAAACTTTCTTAGGCCCATTCGTTCCTTACAATCGTCTGGGCTCAAACATGAATTGATTGCTCGTATTGAAGAGGCAATTAACAATGGTAACTTACCCAAAGAGGCCTTCTATGATTACCTAGCTCATGAATTACGTTACGGACAAAATAGATCACTGTTCATAACTAGAATTAATTCCGCTTCATTACATAAAGTAAAGGATATCCTGAGGCTTAAGGCAGCCCTTCAAACAGCTGGTCTGAAAGATGAGGAATTCTCGGATTACGTTGATAGTTTTCCAACGTCTGAGGATCCAGAATTAGTGCATCTTGAAATTGAGCGTGATGGTGCAGAAGTAAAAAAAATAATTCTTTGTTTTTCAAATTTAATAATGGTAAACAGAATTACTGAAGATGGAATGGTCTCTGTCGAAGATACTGATTATGTTTGGATTACTATAGACATTGTTAATGAACAACTGCTAATTGCTGTAAGACCGCGAGGGAATTTAAACGACACTTCTTCTCGAACGGTGGCTATTTATAATTATTTCACTCATTACTTGACTGATGTGTTCTCATTAAAATACTTTTCAAATGACGAAATGAAGTATACATTGTACAATATTTTCAAGGAGTTGACCACTAAAGCCGAAAGACCTTATGTAGAAAAGGTCGAACCATACTTGCCTCAGATTGAAGAATTTTGTCATCAAGTTGCTGCTGGTATAGGATTACCTTCCAGTGTGGCTCCTGTGAATCTTCCGTTTAGAATTAAAAGACTTCTTGAAAGGGCATTAATCCAAAATGATTTCTTTAACTTCAAAGCCTATTCAAAAGGTAAAATCGGAACGGTTGAACGGTTCTTCTATGCCGATGAAACAGGAGCAAAAGTAAACGCAACTGCAAATGATGGTGATGGAATTGAACTTAATGATATCTATTTTGACACGAGAGACACCATTGATGATCAAAGAATGTTTAAAAAGCTTTGGGTCAAATGGTTTTTACCGAACGAAAATGAAATAGATACTAAATTAGAGGTAACCAGCAGTTATTTTTTGGTACACATTAATAGGTACCACTCGGGAGATGAGCAAAATTATGTACTTTCCACTATTGAGGCGTTTAAGTCAGTATCAGATTGATTCCCTTGCGATTAATTTACTTGATTCATGGTTAGCCATGCAAAGAGATGCTGTACTTAACAACCTTTCACCATTACGTTTTACTGGGCAAACAGACATAAATCATGATTTGGCAATCGACATGTTCTTATTGGCTGCAACACCTGAAATCGGGGTTCTAAGGACCAAGTATAAAATCAACTGCCCTGTATGTGACACTCCAAACGGAGATTATTACTCCCTCAAAGATATACCGAATGAACAAATTTTTTGTAAACATTGCGAACATGGATTTGTTCCTTCTACGAGACTCGACTATGTCGACTTAGTTTTCGAGAGGTGTTTAACTCCTACAAAACCCCTTATCGCTGAAACGGTGACAAGATATCATAATCATAAAGGGGGCCACCCGGGAAAAGGGGATAGCCTTCGAGTAACAGATGTTATTTCGGGCCCCTCCAGTGCTCGAAGGCGCCTATTATTAGGACTCGACGGTAGATATGAGGCAGCCCAATGAAAATTGATACTAGATATCTTATCGGCTTAATATTACTGACTATATCTTTAAGTTTAACATGCGCTTTTATCGTTGCTTTTGTTAAAGCAGATAAAGAATGGCTTGGGGCTTTAATTGGCTCACTTGGGAATATTATCGGCGGTGTTCTTGGGGGATATATCGCTTTTGCCGTTGCCAACTACCAATTGAATGAGACTAGACTTAATGATAATGTACGAGAAAAACAAGAAGCCAAAAACTTGGTTCTCGTACTAAAGGAGGAACTTCGTAACAACTCTATTGCGCTTGATGCTGTACTTCAGGATCAAGTAGTCGACCCGAAAATAATTAAGTTCAACTTAACAAGGGAAGCCTGGGGAGTATTCTCATCAAAAGTTGCTCACCTTCTTGAGGAAAATCTATTCATCACCTTAAATACTGTTTATAGAAAAGTACAAGTGTATGAATCTATGTCTATTGATGAGATCTCAAACGAAGTAGATCGTGAACAAGTGATCAGAATGAAGTCACAATTCGATGAATGTATTCGCAAATTGGACGATTTTAGGAAAAACTTAGAATGAAATAATGCTCACTAAGAGCATTTCTTTTTTCGTCTATACAGGAACATACGTTTGTGTTTTGGGGGGTATTTATGTTTGATCTTTACCAAATCACTCCACTTGAAGAGTGGATTGAAACCCGGTACAAGGCTATTGGCATTCATTCCTCTGCTGACCTCGATATTGACGACATCGCACTGTCTTTCGGCATCAAAATATTTTACCTTCCATCGGCCAAAGAAGAAGCAATTTGGGATGATGAAGATGCTGCTATATTCCTTAATTCAAACAAATCGTTAGAGGAAATCCGTGAGTCTTTTTTTCATGAATTAAGCCATCCACTTCTTCATTCTGGTGATCAATTGATGCTCCCATCCATCTTTCGAGAGCTACAGGAAACCCAAGCAAGGCAGTTTCAACTATATGCAGCATTGCCATACTTTATGATTAAAGAGTTAAAACTCCCACCGCATAAGAACGAAGCCATTGGGCTGTTGGCCCAACGATTCAAGGTTACTCCCATGCTCGCCAAGCGACGGTTAGAGCAAATTGAGGCACGCATCAACAAAGTTATATTAGATCAGGAGCTTGTTTTGCATTTACAGAGCAAATACAGGAAAGCAGATCCGAAGAAATGGACAGATGAAACGAAACGTATCTTGCATCAACTGAATCGGCAGTTAATTTCAAAAGGTGAGAAAGGAATCGTGATTCCCTAATGGCAGAAATCAAAGTGTATTACGATTATCACGAGGGACAGCTTGTGCCACTCTGGTTCGTTTTTATATTCAAGCAAGGTACAATTGATTGGGACAAAAGTAGAATCAACTTCCGGATAGATGCACCTTTTCAGCGGATGCATACGGAAGACTCCGATCAGTCTGCCATCGGCGTCTCAATACTTGATTCTGACTTGACAGTAATTCCATCAAAACCCGGACATTTTCGCGTAAACCTGGAGGCAGTACGACAACGAATTGAAACTGAATATGGAATTGATGTCCAAGAGGTTGAGCAACTTGTCATCCAGGTGTCCGATATTGAAGAAATATTGCAAATGAATCCATATCGCTAATATCTTCCGAAACAAGTTATAATCATGGGGAGGTGATCACATGAACCGCCCTACCCATTTGGACGTATTTGTTTACCTTCGCAAGAGCCGGAAGGACGTTGAAGAGGAACGTAAAGCCCTTGAAAACAATACTCCCTTTGACACACTGGCCAAGCATCGCCGTGAATTGCTTGAGTTGATTCGTCGGGAAGGCCATAGTGTCATTGATATCTTTGAGGAAGTGGTCTCGGGTGAGTACATATCAGAACGTCCGGAGATGCAGGAACTGTTGCGAAGAGTGGATGATGGCGAAATTGAAGCAGTCGTAGTAATGGATCTGGATCGCCTGGGGCGGGGAGACATGGTAGACGCGGGAACCATATTCCGGACATTCCGTGACTCCGAGACCTTGATCGTCACTCCTACAGAAGTGATCGACTGTACGGCCGAAGGTGCCGAGCTCTTGTTTGGTTTCAAATCTATGATCGCTCGTGAAGAACTCAAGCTGATCAACAAACGCCTCCAGGGGGGCCGGCGCCGATCAGCGAAAGACGGTAAATCGATCACTCGAAAACCACCCTACGGATACTCCCGGGACGAGAACCTCAAACTCTTCCCTCATCCAGAAGAGGCGGCCATTGTCAGGAAAATTTTCGAAATGATTGCCAGTGGCCACGGACGGCAAGCCGTAGTAAAGCACCTGGACTCCCTCGGTATTAAGCCGCCTGAGGGAGGGTTATGGGAGCAGTCTACCATCTCAAGCATCGTCAAAAATGAAGTGTATCTTGGCCATATCATCTGGGGGAAGGAAAAGCACCTCAAACGGAATGGCAAGAGAGTTCGCAAGAAAGTCCCGCCAGAGCAATGGATTCGCCACGAAAACGCTCACGAAGCCATCGTCCGCCAAGAACTCTTTGATGACGCGAATGCTGCGCTCCGCGAAAGATGGAGGGCCCCTACTAAAGCTGGTGTAGGGCTTTCGAACCCTTTGGCTGGCATAATCAAGTGCGGCATTTGCGAAAGAGCGTTGTATTTGTCCAGAACTGCAGATCGGCCAAACCCACAGCTGCGCTGCATTAATCCAAGGTGTCAGCCTATCCAAAAGGGCGTTCTGCTCCCCCTGGCTGAGCAGCGGATCCTTCTCGCACTTGACTTACTGGCTCAGAAGTCATCGGTCTCCGAAAAGGAACTGACCCAATCGCTCGATGACGATACAGACGACGTTATAGAAGCCAAGCAGAAACAGATTGCTCAACTCCAGCAGACAATTGAAGAATTGCATTCAATGCGGGAAACCGCATTTGAAATGCTCGAGAAAAAGGTCTACAGTGAAGAAATATTCCTGCAGCGACACAAGAGCATTTCCGATAAATTGAAAGAAGTGGAATTGGCAATCTCCCGCCTTCAGGGCGAGATCGAAGAGGATCTGAGGAAAAAGAAGTATCAAAAAACCATTGTACCCAAGGTCCGTGCCCTGCTGGAAAACTACAACAGTCTTCCGACTGCTGAACAAAAAAATCACCTCCTCAAAACGATCATTGAGAAGGCGCTGTTCATCCGTAAAAAAGAATGGACAAAGAAAGACCACTTTGAAATCGAAATCATTCCGCGGTTCCCGGTATAAACGGGGGCCGCTTTGTGTATATATCATCATGAAGTGTACTGATTGACTTCCCCATAGCCAAAAATGTTGCTGCGCTGCATCAACTCCTGGACCAGTTTCACGCAGCGTTCGTTGTCGGAGGTGAGATTATCCCCGTCAGAGAAATGGAAGGGATAGATATTGTACTGGGCCGGCGGGTAGCGGGCGTCGATAATCTCGAGCGCCTTCCTGTAGGCGGAGGAGCAAATCGTGCCGCCGCTCTCCCCTTTGGAGAAAAAGGCTTCCTCCGTCACTTCCTTGGCATCCGTATGATGGGCGATAAAGACGATCTCTACCTTTTCATACTTGGTTCGCAGGAAGCGCAGCATCCAGAAAAAGAAGCTGCGGGCGATGTACTTTTCAAAGACGCCCATCGAACCGGAGGTATCCATCATGGCGATGATCACGGCGTTGGAGTGCGGCTTGACGATCTCTTCCCAGGTTTTGAAGCGCAGGTCTTCGTCGGTAATCCCCAGTTCCATGTCACTGTAGCCGGCCAGGGCATTGCGGCGGAGTGCGGCCAGCAGCGTGCGCCGCTTGTCGATGTTGCCCATTAGCCCTTTTTTGCGGATATCATTGAAGCGGATCTCTTCGACGATGATGTTCTGCTCATCTTTCGGCTTCAGATTGGGCAGCTCCAGCTCGGCGAAGAGCATCGCTTCCAGCTCTTCCACCGTGATCTCCGCTTCGTAGTAATCCGCACCAGGTTGGTCGCCTGCGCCCTGCCCTTTGCCCGGTCCCTGGGCGGGGTCTCCGTCGCGGGCGATCACGTCGCCGACCTTGCTGTTTCCCTTGCCCTGGCCGCCGTGCTGCCCCTTCTGGAAGTTATAGCGAAACCGGTATTCATCCAACGAACGGATTGGGATTTTTACCACTTCCCGGCCATTGGACATGATGATGCTCTCTTCGCTGACCAGATCGGGCAGGTTTTTCTTGATCGCCTCTTTGACCTTTTCCTGATGCCGCGTCTGGTCTTGATGCCCTTTGCGATGCAGCGACCAGTCTTCCTTGGAGACAATAAATGAGGTCGAATCGTCCAT